GTTCCTGTCGCATCCGGGTCCGTGACCAGGGCTGCCGAGGTTCCTTTGAGCTGGAAGAGGGGCCCGTTGACCTGAAAACTCCCCGAGAGGGATTTGGCTCCTTCCGTGGGAGCGTCAAGCTTCAGGCTCTTCATGTCCACTTCGCCAAGGATGGGGTAGGAAATGCCACCGACCAGGGCCAGCAGCAGCGAGCTCCTTCCTGTTATGTAATCCATGAGCTCCGGGGCCGATATCCCGGTTGTTGAAAACAGGGCATCGAGGTCAATGGTAGCACTTCTGGCTCCTTTCTCATGCTCCTTCCATCCACCTGACTGCTTATTTGTGGTGTCGTAGAGGTCAACGTCAGCCGACAGGGAGCATCCTTTCTGGGTAGCTATGACCTGCCCGTCTGCATAAAGCAGCAGCAGGGTTGCATTAAGCTTTGCCATGGTCTATGCCACTGCTGCCAGTGCTCCGTTACCCTGGATACCCGAGCTGTATTTCAGACCTCCTTCAGCCGGTGCATCGAGTTTGATCATCTTAAAGGTTCCCGTCCCTGTCCATCCCTTTGTGTCGCCGGATGTAGGTTTGAAATAAACGGTAGTGTCCGCACTGCGAGCTATGATAGCTGCAAGGATCTCGTCCGGGGTTATCCCTGATCCCGCTTCGTCGTAGAGGCCATCAAAGTCTATGCTCCAGTCCCTGACTCCGTTTATGTGCTGTTTCCATCCTTCGCTCTCCTTGTTGGTGACGTCCGGGAGGTCCACATTGACGTTCAGCGTGGTGCTGGTGTTGTGCAGAATCTTGTCGGATCCTGAAAACGCACAATAAAGTGTTCCATTAATTTTTGCCATCTCTTCTGTTTTTAAAAGTTATCATTCTATCAAAAAGTTATAAAGTTCAATAAGCCGTACCCTGGTTATCCCCTGGTCGGCCTGTTCTGTCAGTTCATTGCTTGGTCCCGGGGTGAAATAAACCAGCGAGAGGGTCTCTCCTATGGAGAAGGTTGCTCCCCTGGTTGCCTTCAAAAGTCCCCGCACCACTCCCATTACCTTCTGTATGAGCTTCTTGTCTGCTCTTTGCAGCCCTTCGTTGACCACCTCCACCTGGACGGTCCCTTCGTATAAGAAGTCATCCTTCGTGCCGTTTTCGATGCTGGTCACGTTATGAATGTGAACGTAAACGGCAGCCGGGGCTTTCGGTATGCTCTTGTATACCGGGTAGGTGGTTCCTCCGTATGTGACGTTGCCGTCGAGGACGGTGAAGATGCCATCCACCAGGTCGTATCCTATTTCTACGTGTGCCGTGCTCATCTCTTTAGTATCCTGTTGATCTCTTTGGTGACTCTCTCCGGGAGCAGCTTCATCTGCTTCAGGGCTGCCCATCCCAGGAAGGAGTCGCCTTTGAAATTCTTAGTTCCAAATTCAATATATGGAGCGTACTCCACGTTGGTCCCGACGATCGCTTCGTCGGCTGCTATGGTCTCTCCCAGGGACCCGTCGTATGAGTTGCCCTTGTAGTCGGTATAGCTGAATGATTTACCACTCTTAAGTTCTGCATGAACCGAAGCCCGAAGCCTGTTTGTTATGATATGTCCGTCATCCCTGAGTTTTTTCTTCGCATCGCTCTCGATAGCCAGGGCTGTCCGGTCAATGGCCCGCTTTGTTGCCTTGCCGATCTCTTTGCCTGTCTGCTCGAGTTGCTTGCGTACCAGGTCGGCTCCTTCTATGGAACACGTCACTTTCATCCTTTCGTCGCTGCTATTATCTTTATCGTATCCCGGTAGCTCCGGTCTGATCCGAAATGCGGAGGCTGGATGGGGTAGAGGGTCTTGCTCCCGTAGGTGATCTTCAGGTTGTTCCCGTATCCCTTATCCCAGGTCTCTATCTCGTAGACCTCCCTGTCGACCAGCTCCTCAGCCTTGAGATATCGGTTGCCGTTGATCTGTTTCACCGAGGCCCTCACCGAGTCTCCGGTGCTCCAGGTCTCTGTCACGTCCCCCCCGCTGACTGCTGTGGTCAGGGTGTGGATCGTGATGGTCGTATTGAGCCTGCCTGTTCTCATAGCCCGGTGTTGGTGTCGAGGGATTCGATCAGTCGCAGGGTGTCGTATGGCATCCTGGCGAGTGCTATCTCTCCTCCGTCCTCCCTGTTATTGAACATGGAGCTGACGATCCGTTTTATGCACTCTTCTGCTATGCGGTTCGTCTCTCCGGCCTGGAAGGTGACCTCCATGTACCAGGTCGTGCCCGAGGCTCCGATCTTAAGGGTCCCGATGACGTTGTCCGGCTTGACGAGTACCTTCCGGAGTCCCTTCTGCTCAAATGTGGTGCTGGTCCCGTTGACCGCTATGGTTATCGCCGGGGTTGCGAGCACCGGCTGGACGGGCAGCTCAAACCAGCCGTCCGGGTCCCGGTCCTCCTTCTCAAAGTAAGCCTTGTAGCTCTTTGAGACCGAGGAGAGGCCGGTCCGGTCCTCCAGCCATTTACGGGCTGAGCGGATCATATTGAATATGACATCATCCTGGTCATCTTCCGTGTATCCCATGTAATCCTTTACCTGGGCCACCGTGACCGGCTCCTTGATCTCTGTCGATAGGATTGTCAGGTCCATTTACTTGGTCTCCCTGTCTTTTGCTTTTTTGTCCTCTTTCTCCTCAAAGTCGCCAAAGCCATTTTCCTTGGCCCACTCAGCGAATTTCCGGGTCACCAGCCTGCTGGATCCTTTTTTGTCCACGGCCTTGTTTCCGTGAATGAAGTCTTTTTTAAATTTGAAATTTACTCGTGCCATTTTTTCTGGTTTTTGTTAGTAATTATGTTAGTAAAAAGGGGAGCGGGAGCTCGCCCGCTCTCCCTTGTTTCATATCATCGCTCCCAGAATTTCCATATAACCTTGTTTACTTTCAGCTTGTCTGTTGCAGCGACCGTGCCGTCGCTCGCTACGACCAGTCTGAAGTACCGGTAAAAAGGCGTAACGCTGGCAGCCTGGGTCACATCCACCTCTACATCCGGGTGGTATAGACTTCGGGATACTGTCTGTGCCGTCGAGTCTACCAGCGAGGTCCAGGTGTCGTTTTCAAAAACCTTTCCCTGGAGCCTGTATTCGTAGTCGTCGGTTGATCCTGTGCGGGTCACCTCCAGCCGGACGGCAGCGTTGACCGGCCTGGCTTTGTTGGTCAGTATCTCATAGATGAGGCTGTCCTGTGCAGTGCCGACGGTGTCGGCAGCTACCCCGGTGTACTCATAGAACCACTGCCCATCCCTGAGCGTTTTCTGGTATACCGTCCTGGCATCTGCCTGGGCTGCTGTATATGCACTGAAAAGTGCAAGCAAAAATATAAGGCTGATTATCTTTTTCATGTCATTCTCCTTTCTTTTTTAGCCTGTTACCTCTTCAATTGCTTCCTCAATATCTGCGAAGGTGTCGTAGACGAATGCATAAAGGTGGGGGGCCGGGAATTTCACGGCTGCCCTAACTGATGCGGTGATCGTCTTGAGGTCATATTCCGGATCCGTGCTATCCTGGTCCCATATCTTGACTTCGATTCCCCTCTTGATATAGAGGGTCACCTTGCTGAAGTCTCCTACCAGAACGTCGCCGGCGGTGATGAGGTTGCTGGGTACCACCTTGATCCCCGCTACCTGGGCTCCTCCGGCTGTCACGAACGGAGGCATGAGGTACTGCCCATTGCCGTCCTTGGCCAGCTCCATGAGAGCGAAGTCTGCAGGGGCCATGAAGGCGTGAGTCGGGATGTAGTTGTACTCAGCGATCTGGTTGGCTGCAGCCCTGATGGCATCAAAGTGATTTGGCTTGGAAACCTTATTGTTGAGGCTTGTTGAGGCGTATGCCGAGGCTGTGGTTATGATACCGTCCAGCTGGGGCGTGGTTCCTGTTCCCTGGTAGAGCTGATTCTCGAGAGCCCTCTCCACCATCGGGAAGAGCTCATTCTGGATCTGGGTGAGCATCTCATCCCAATCTTCCAGGGCCTCATTGGTCACCTTCAGGAAGGTTCCTATCTTCTCGACCTCGGCAGCCTTCTGGATGTAGGTCATGTCACTCTGGGCATACTGAGCTCCTTCTGCTACAGCTGCAGCTCCTGCTGTCCTGGCCGACCTCTCTACCCAGGTCACCCTGTTCGAGTTGGTCGTTCCTCTCTGGACCACGTCCATCATGAGCACCTGGCGATCCGGGAGCTTCTCCACTCCGGGGGTCCGCATCGGTACGATGACAGCATTGGCGAGGCTGGCATCACTCAGTTCGGTGTAGGTGTCGATGGTCGAGGCTTTGAGCAGTCTCCGGGGGTCCCCTTTGAGCTCAAAGGTGAAGCTGCCACCGGGCTTCAGGTTTTTCCCTTCCATGATTTCCTTCTGCCCTTTCTCCTTCCATGCCTTCTCAAAGTCGGCAAAGAGGGAGACCGGCTTGCCGATGTTCCTGTCTTTCATCTCGAGCTGTATAGCGTCGAGCTGCTCGGAGAGCTTCTTAATGGAGAGCTCACCGGCGTTTGCTTTGTTTACCAGCTCTTCAATCTTTTCCTGGGGGGCCTTCTTTTCAATCTCAGCCTTGAGTGCTTCCGTGGCTGTATTGAATCTCTTGACCTCCTCAGCTATCTGATCCGTGAGAGCCTTGATTTCTTTCTCATTCATCTTCTTTTAAGATTTTAAAATTGTTAGTATTGATTCGAGTATCGCCTTCCGGTCCGGCTCCTGCTCTGTCGGAGTGGTCTCTATGACCGGCTCCGGGAGCACCTTGAGTGAACCTATTATGGCTTGTATCTTCATTATCTCTGATTCAAATTGTTCTGCAGATTCGTCGGTATATTTGCCGTTTCTCAGGGCCTTATTCAGGGCTTCGAGCCTCTTGTTCAGGTTGGCCATGATGTCTGCCGTCTCTCCCTTTGCGGATACCACCTCTGTGAGGCTGTTGGCTCCCCAGGTCACCGAGCTGTATTCCCATAGCTTGAGCTCCAGGAGCTTCCGGTACTGGAGTTTGCCGTCGCTATCGAGGACGTCCTCTGTCTTGACCCGGTTGTAACCTATGGAGAGCTCCGTGATCAGTCCGTCAATGTGCTGCTGGAGCTTGTCCTGTGAGAAGGTGTCCTTCCCGAATTGGGACTCAAAATAAAGCCCTTTCTCATCTTCCTTCAGCGTGGTGGGTATACCTATGACCTCCCAGCTGGAATGTTGCCATAGGTGTTTGATCCTGGGTTTTGCTGATGCGGGTCCCCGTTCCTGTATTGTCTTGAGAAAGGCTCCCGGGAGGACCATATCCCCGTCGGAGTCCACGTTTCCGAAAATGGAGGCATAGCCTGTGACCATCCCCTTCTTTTCATCCACTTCTTTGATCTCATAGTGACTCTTAATCTGAAACATCGCTTTTCTATTTATCTGTTAATCAACATCATATAATTGTGTGCACCGGCAGTTTATTATCTCTTCCGGGGCTCCATCGGGGTCACCCGGGTACTGGAGTCCTGGGGCGTACTCGTAGTCCATGTTCACCGCTTTCAGGCTCTCATAGTAAAGGTGGCTATCCCTTGTTCCCTTAAGCCCTGATGTCGACCATATCTTCCGTATGTCCAGTCCTGACTCCATCGCTCCTTCAAAGCTCCCGGTATTACTGGCTCCTATCATCTCGGTCCTTGCTATGCGTTCTGCCTGGTACTTGTTTATCTCGGTCAGGGCATCGAGGAGGTCCTGCCTCATGGCCCTCTGTACCTCCGGCACCCCGATCCCTCTTTGCATTCCTTCCTCCAGAAGCCTGTCTATTATGCTATTAACTGCCTGGGCCTGCCCGTCCAGAATCTCTCCGGTGATCCCAGCGGTCCGCTCCCTGGTATATCTTCTGAAGAAGTCCTCCCAGAAGTCGATGCTGGTCTCCTGCTTACGGGGTATCCGGTGCAGCTTCTTTGCCATGTCAACGGCAAAAATGGAGCCTCCCTTGACCCATATCCCGGATATGTATTCGCTCATCACCTCCGGTCGCATCAGGTAACGCACCCTTCTCTTGAGCTCTTCCGGTTCTATCTCCGGGGCCATGTCAATAACCGGCTGCTGGAGCCTATGGAGCACCCTCCTTCCCTGCTTCCAGTAAAACCTTATCAATGAACGTTTTTTTCTTTCGTCAATTGCTACCCGCATGACGGTAATCCCTTATTTTCAATGTTTTAAGCACATCTTCTGTCAGGTCCTGCCCGGGCATCAGTCCCACCTCTCCCAGGGGTATGGTCCCGACTGACTCGTATATCCTGTTCATATTCGGGTCATCCAGCCTCTCAAAGCCGGCAGCCTCCCTGATCTCATTCTTTGTGAATGCCTTGGCCATCACCATCCAGGCTATCATCGCTGCTTTGTCGCTTTGCAGGGCCTCCACCTCCGAATAGTCGGCAGCCAGGTATTGTCCTTCCTCTTTGAACCTGGGGGCCAGCCACCTGGTCAGCTTCTGGAGGTAGGTGTCCATGGATGGTTTTATGGCATTGGTCCATAGTGCCTTGTTGGCTTCCTTGTAGTTGGCATATGTCTTATCTTCCGATCCGCTCATCAGGACGGAGGGCACGTTGTAGGCATCGTATATTTTCCCTCCGAATACTCCTATCGCCTTGATAATGTTCATCTCTACGACGGTCATCCCGAAATTGGTCCACTTGTGGTCCCTGTCGGTTACGACAATCGATCCTGCTTTTTTTGCGCCGGTGTATTCCTTCCGGTATTGCTGTTTTATGGAGCTCAGGAACGGCTTGGTCATCCTTTGTACCTTGCCGTCCTCTCCCAGGAGGGTGAGGATACCGACGGCTCCGTGATGCTGGAAGGCAGCGACGAGGGCATCGTAGCTGGATCCGGATCCGGTGACGCTCTTGAGGATGGGCCTCAGCCGGGACATCCCCTTCAGGTGACCTGCTCCCTGGTAGTCGTAATCGGGGTTAAATTCTCTCCAGTGCATGACTTGTTCGACTGGGTAATCCATGACGCTGTTCGACATGTAAAATCGGTAACCCTGGACCGGGTTGAGGTATGTCCCCATTACGATCTCCATCCACTGTGGGGGGAGGACGTCAATTCTCAGGGGGAGCCCGGCGTTGAGCCCATTCGGTATTGTTTCGTATGCATTATAGCAGTTCCCGAATATCAGATAAAAGCTCAGGCTGGCCTCTATGAGCTCCTCCCTGGTCTGCCAGGGGTTCGGCTTGTTCAGCAGCTGTATCATCCTGCCATTCTCCACTATTTCTCCGTCCTGGTTATATTGGTACACCGGGAGCGTGCTGGCTGGCTCCGTGATCTTGTTTATAACTGTGAAAACGTCGCCATTATCCGTGTATCCTTGGGTGAAGGTATCCGAGGCCGGGTCCGGGTATAGGGCTGTCGCTCCTATCTTCCGCAGGATGTATTCGTCGAGCCTGTTTGCCCGGTCAATGTTTGCAGGGGTTATCCTGTTCATTATGTTCGTCAGCCAGCTCATGCCTTAGTCGGTTATCGGTATCTGCTTAAAATATTTGTCTACCACCTTTGGTCCGTTTTCTGGTCCCCAGGCCCACTGTGCAAAGGGGCCGAGTATCTTCCGCAGCTCCTCCTCTTTTGACCTTACCGGCCTTCCTCTCTTTGGTGTTGCTTCTCTTTTTGCCATGTCTTTTCAGTTTTTAAACCACTGTACCGTCTCCTGATGTATAGTTTGATTCATCCATTAAATCCGTGACCAGCCATACCAGGGCATCTACCCTGTCCGGGGATCGCTCACCTTCCTTGGCACTCCAGGTGGTCATCTGGTCCTCCAGCTTCGGCAGCCCACCGACGTGATGCACCCGCTCCTGTTCGTAGAGGGCGACCACGGGTTCCGCTCTGGTCACCTTTCCCCGGGTAGCTGTTACTTTCTTGTAGCTCACATTCCGTTCAATGTTCCGGATGACTGTCTCGATCAGGTCGCCTCCGTTGTTTGCTTCTCCTATGATCCTGTCAGCCATGAGCCGGTTATAGGCATCGATGGCTCTTCCTGCCCACTGGTTTGGAGTGAAAATGCCGGAGAGGTCCTCCAGGATGTAAATGTGACCCCGGCTGTCTATGCCTCCTGCCACGATTCCTGTTTCGTCGCTGTCCGGCTCCGAGGTCAGGGCCGGGTCTATGGCTATGCCGATACGGATCAGGTCCGGGGCCTGCTTGACCCTGGCCCTCTCTATCAGGCTGATATTCCAGAGGGCTCCTTCGATATCTTCCAGCACCTCAGCGTTCAGCTCCTGCCTTCCGAGCCTGGTCCCTTCGTATTTCTTGATTATGGTGTTCAGGAATGCCGGGGCCAGGTTGTTGATATTCTCGTATGTGGTTCCGGAGGTGACGTGTACTGTCGGGTCCTTGATCAGGTCCTTGATCATCTTTGTCGGCCTGGGAGTTGTTGTTGCCACTACCCGGGGTTTGCTTCCGAGCCTCAGTCCCATCATCATGTTATCCCAGGTATCTTCTGCGTATCTCCAGGCAGCGAGCTCGTCGCACCAGGCTGCATGGCATTGTGGCCCTCTTAAACGGTCCGGTTCGTCAGCTGAAAATATAATCGCTTTCGCTCCGTTGCTCCAGGTGAGCCGTCGCTTGGAGGGTTCATATTTCGGCATATCCCAGGGAGGGCTGCACTGAAGTATCCCGCTTTCCCCTTCAATCATGACGTCCCTGGCATCCCCTGATGTGGCTCCGATAAAGTGGAGGATGGGCATGGTTTCCTTCCATATCCGCATGGTCTCAGCTCCGGCCCGGGTCTTCCCGAATCCTCTCCCGGTCTTGATAAGCCAGACGGTCCAGTCCCCGGGTGGGATTAGTTGTGAAGGCCGGGCTGTAAGCGTCCAGCGATACTTGGCTACCTCCATCAATCTACTTAGCTCTACCTTCTTTTCTGGAGGCAAAGAGCTTAGTGATTCTGTCGACAAGTTCAGCATCAGAAAGAGTGTTAAAAGCGTTACCCGCATTCGTGTGATCTATTTGTTGCGTATCCTTCCATCCGTGATTCTTAAGCCAGAATATTGACCCTGTTGGTGTTGTACCCGACAGCCTTTCCTCATGCAATGCCATAACTACATGCTTGGCTCTTTTTATTACTTGTGAAAACTCATCCTTTCTTTCTTCATAATCAAAGAAGCTCCGGAGTTCTGCAAAACCGAGGTAAAGCACTAACCCTGTGAGAGTTATGCGTTCCTCATTTTCCTGGCAATAATCAAAATATTCAGTTATTTTCTCCTCAAGCTCCTGAGGGGTCTTATAAAAAGCAGGCCTTCCTCCTTTATTACCGAGCGCAAACTTATTTCCACGAGGGGCAGGGCTCATTCTTCTTATTTTTATTCAGACTGCTTCTAAATAGTAAAACTCATGCAAGTTCAATCAGTACACTGATAGTGAGTTACTGATTTCTTGCAGTGAATTACCTGTTAATACAATAAGAACAATATTGCAGCGAGAAAAACAAATAAAGCTTTAAACCGTTTTTGGTAGGGTTATTAACAAAGGCTGTTTGTAAAGGCGGGTTTATAAACAAATAAGCCATGAATCTCTCCATGGCTCTTTTTGATCAGGGTTAATCTGGTATTGTCATCCATCCTTTGAGCTTCAGGAGGCGTAATTCTTTCAGGTTGTATAATTCGTTCCTCTCCTCGTTGCTGACTGTCGGATCATTTATCTTCTTTTCCGATTCTTCGCTTCTGGGGTCTATTATTTCAAAGTGGATCATCTCTTTGAGTTTTTCTACCGGAATCTCCTTAAGCATCCCGTAGACCAGCTCATTAATAACGTCCCTGTAGGCTCTCTTGTTCTCATTCATTTCCTCCATCAATTCCCTGGAGATCTTAATTTCTGTTCTTACTCTCATGGTTCCTGCTTTTTACAAATTTAACACTATCGCTCATTCTCTGATGTATAAAACATAACTCTATAAGTAGTTGTGTGCAAGTGCTACGTTCCTTTTTCAATTGAAATATCTGCAAGTTTGACCGTATTAAAAGTTTTTTCTCCCACCCACTTTTTAAAATCAGTTTCGTTTAATGTTCTGAATTTATAGTATAATGTTGTGAATGGAACATTGAACTTTTCAGAAAATTGCATAAATCCATATTTGTCACTTCCAAAGTATATTTTGTTTTCTTTTTTCTTTGGTTTTGGTTTAAAATCTTCAATGCTATAAATGCCTTCCTTTACTTGAATGTATTGGTATTTATTTGGCTTTAAAAGTGCATTTCTTAAAGTGTATTCTTTTATTCCCAATTGTTCAGAAGCATTTTTTAAACAAGTATATGTCCCTATAAATTTGGTTTTTGCAATAAAAACAGTAACTGGCTTTTTATTTCTTTTCTCAAATGTTTTTACTCTTTTACCTTTTCTTTGCGCTCTTACATTATCAAAAACTCTTGCTCTTTGTTTTAGAGCACCAGAATCTTTCCAATGTTTTGTATTTTTATAACCATCACGTAAATTAAGGTCATATTCAATTTTACGCTTCGTGGGCAAATCTTCAAATCCTAAGTTCTCAAGCCTATTGTCGTGTGATATTCCATTTATATGATGAGTGCTATCATTGTATTTGTCAGGTTTTTTAAAAGAGTTTAACACAAGCGCAGCCATCGTTTTATTTGAATAAGAACCATCTCCGTTTGCCAATCGAACATACAAACTAAATGAACCGCTATATTTATGAGTGATTTTACATTGGCTAAGTATCCTTCCTTTTAACATTCTTTCTCCTTGTGGTGCATTAATTAACCTGTCAATTGAACGTATTCTCCCCTTATTACTTACTTCATAAATACCATCAAATCCATAAGCATCTACCCAAACCTCCCCATGTAAATCTTCTTTATTTTTGTTTTTCCAGAACAAGTTGTCCATCGCTAAAAACTTTTAATACTACATTTATACATTTAATTAAAATTATTGGTAAAATTCGCACCAGACACACAACATGCGGTATAGTGCAGTTTGCCATTAAGGTCTGTGGTAAGGTGAAAGTATCTGCAAGGCAAACCGCGCACAACCATTCTCCTTTGCCCAGCGAGCTATCTCACCGGATTGCATAGCTTTTGCACCCGCAACTGCTCCATTATAAAAATGTTTATCAAAATCAACATCTCCATCTGGTTCAGTTTGAAAGGCACAAGCATTATAAGCCCACTTCTCAATTATCTCATCGCTGATTGTCGGCTCTTCCTGACTTATATCAATGAGCCTTGTGCAATAACCTGATGTGGTTTGTGATACCTCACCACAACTCTCACACCTGCCAGCATTGTTTATTCTACCGTTACAAATTGTTTTCATATCATTTGGGGTTAAGGGTTAAAATAATTCCTGTTCTTTACATGAGGGGTCAATGCGAAAATCATTCTTAAACTCTTTCCACATAGCACAAGTACCATTATCTGCCACAAGTTCGTCAAGTATCTTTCGTGCCACCTCATTATTACAGGCATCATAGTTATACATTTCCTGAACAAGTGCAATAGGACAAGCTTTGTCACCATATTTACATAGCGAGCATTGGTGATAAAAAACTTCTCCTTCCGTTCCATTTGAAAAATATGCCATCTTATTTATCTTTTATGTTAGTAATCCAATACTGGTATAGTTCGTCAAGAGAATCAAATTCTAATTCCGGTCCATCAATTAACTGGAATTTCCCCTTCACTCCTAATATTGCAACATTAATAATTGCCCACTCCACAAACTCTCGTTCAAACATATCCTTACTTGCCTGCTCGTGAAAGGAGAGCATAGCATTAATGGTATCATCAATGAACACACAATCAGTACCACATCCATCACCATCTGTAATTTCATATTTATAAGCAATTTCTTCTGCCAGTTTCCGTAAGTCTTTTGTTTCCATAGCTTGGTCGGTTTTTATGTTTATTTGGGTTTAATTCCCCGTAGCTTGCTGCGGAGTAGTTCACGCATCTGTCTCCCTTTCGTATAGTTCTCTGGTCGTGTATCTGTTCTCTATGCAGTCGTCGTATGGGATTTCGTGCCACATGCCTTCATGGTACCACATCCCGTGGCTCCCGAATAAAAGCCATAAAATGAAGCGGAGGGTTTTCATACTTTCTTTGCCTTGTAGCGTGGGGCTATGTTCTGGTCGTTATCAAAAATGAAGTTTACGATGGCCTGGTTGACGGCTCCTCTGCCTCCTATGTGCCATAGCTCTAAAGGGAGGGCCTTTATAAATTTCTCCCTGGTCCACCGCTTGTATTTTGCCAGGCGCATGTTCTGCAGGCTGATGATCACCGCTCCTGATAGCCCTTCTGCCAGGTGGTATTGCCTGCCTGACTGGATGATGAAAAAATCAAAGTTTTTGAATCCCGGCACCTGGATCGCTTTGGCCATCGGCTCCCATATATGCATCCGTCTCCCGTCCTTCTCCCTGGCAAGGAAAAAGCGGGAGCTGATTCTTTCGTAATAGTCGTAAATGCTATTTTCCTGTCCCGTTGCTTCCATAGTATTCCTGGTATTGATCTGCTATTTCCTTCGTCTCACATGCCTCCCTGTATCCCCATAGCACGGTAGCATGGTCCTTGTTGACTTCTCTTCCTATCTTAGCGAGGCTGTACATCTTTCCGCATACCTCCCTGGCCCTCCGATAATAAATATCCCGGGCATCGACCACCTCCCTTTTGCGGGTACTGCTTTTGAGGTCCTCAATGGGTATCTTTGTCTTTTCGCTCACTTCCTGGAGTATGTCGGCGAGGCTGGTCTCGTATTCTTTCGGGTAGTTCTCCGATATCTTCACGAAATAAACCGGGATATCCTGTTTTGCTGCTATCTTAGCCGTTGCGGTCATGTCCTTCGTGATCCCGAAGTCAATAAAAAGGTAGGCTGTCTGGCAAATTCCCAGCATCTGGGATGTGAACCTTCCCTGGTCCATGCTGAGGTATGTGTCGTAGGCATCCCTGCTCAGTGGAAAGTGACCCTGGCTGACCACGTATTTCATGCAGTCTCTCAGGTATCTGCTTCTGTTGACCGCAGTCCCTGTATCCGGTATCTGTACGAATGCTGGCTTCATGGTATCCGGTATTTTGCAAGTTCAATAACAAGGGCAATGTTGGCGATGACGCTCAGGATCAGCATTGTGATCACTCCTGCTGTAAGGATGGCGAGGGTTATTCGCCTCTCTTCAGCTGTGTCGTTAATCTTGTACTCTCTTTCTAATCTGCTCATGTCGCTTTTATTTTATGTTTTATCATCAAAATAGTTTTTGTTGTGAAATATTAATTCTGTTAACTGCTATTCCTATGTATTCTGCATTCAACTCTATGCCTATAAAATACCTGTTAAGCTTCTTACAAGCCACACCTGTCGTGCCACTTCCCATGAACGGGTCTAATACTGTATCACCTTCTTTGCTCACGAGGCGGACAAGCCAAGACATGAGGTGGACGGGCTTCACCGTTGGATGGTGGTTTTTTACTGCTTCTCTTTGTTGTTCTTCTTTTTGTGGTTCTGGATTTTCGCACTGACAATTAGAAAGAGGTCTATTTTGTTTTCTCCATTCGTTCCCAATCCATAGTCCACAATTTTTGCATTTTGCTATCACAAAATTAGCATTATTTTTTCTTTCCTTCTCCTCCAACCCCTCACACCCCTCATTCCTTTCTCTCTTACTTGCCTTTGGGAATTGCAGCAGTCCGTGTTTTTCTGCCCAGACATCTATGTCAAAGTAGCGGGATTTTGAACCTGAATCACCATTACTGCACAGTGTCCCCTCTTTTAAGATATTGCCAAACATTGATTTATTAACACCTGTTTTTCGTGCTGTCCCTTTATTTGTCTTCGTTATCACCCCATCATTCAAAGCATCATCTGTGCAGATAATGTTGGCGGGAAAGCGACCAACTGAATGGTCAATATCAACACGAACATCGTATTCACCATAAACCGTATTTTTAACTTTGTTGCCGACACCGTGAACACCACCCCCGCCAATTCCTTTAAAATCATTGTCTTTTGTCGGTATTCGGCAGGAATCAATATCAATCGCACCTGTTCCGTGTTTCAGAACATTCTCTACAATAGTCTTTTCTGATAAAGGTTTACGAGCCATTATGATAGGTTCGTGAGCTGGCTTTGTAGCACTCCCTAGCCCCTGTACTCGTATAATTTGTGTTCCGCATTGTTCGCAAATAACATTAAGTTCTCCAAGCGATTGTCTAATGGATTGTGATTGATATGATGAACACACTCCGTTCTCATCAATAACCTCCCAAGTGATTTTGCTATCACTAATCTGTGTTCCATAACATAGCCATCTTTTCTTGCCATTAATATAAAATCCTGTGGGCATCTCACATACCTTACACTTACAATATAATTCCCCTTGCGGTGTCGGTAAGTCGCTCCACCTTTCCAAGCAGGATTGTTCTTGCCTTTCGGAAATTTGAATGCTTTTTTCTTTGATGCTTCTGTGTGTAAATATTTCGTGTTGTGTCCCTTGTTCCAAATCTTCCAACAAGCACGACAAATCCCCCCTGTCGTTATCTTCTTTTTGAGCCAGGGTCTTAGATATAATTCCTTTCCACACATCGGACATTTGTGATTTGATTTTCTTTTGACTTGTTTCATACTCTTGTATATTACCATATCCTAATTTTTTAAGCAATGCTTTTTGTATGTTCAAAGACTTGGGAAAACCAGAAAAATAAATCCATTCCAGCATATCTCTTACCTCAAACCCTGCATCTTCAATAGCCACTGCCATTCTGTGATAAGTTCTTGTTCCACCAAATGCCAACAGATGACCGCCCGGCTTTAACACCCTCAGACACTCCCTCCATAACTCTACATTATAAGCAATACCCGAAGCATCCCACGCCTTGC